CCACTACCCTCTCTTAGCCGCGATCCTAGCGCGAACCTCGTCCAGGTCGATCGGTCTGAAGTCAGTCCTCTCGACGCAGACGCACAGGTGGTTCACGCTCGGCAGGTCTACGGAGTGCAGGTGCCCGTGGACGTTGCAGTTGAATCTCTGAGTCACCGACTGCTCGTGCAGCGGGATGTGACTCAGGATCATGTCGTCCAGGACTCTGACTCCATAGATCTCGTCGAAGTACTGCATGTACTCTCGAGTGCCAAAGATGTCGTGATTGCCACGAATCAGCCGCTTCTTGCCGTTCAGTCGGCCGACGATCCCCAGGGCCTTGCGGTTGATGACCACGTCGCCCAGGTGATACACCTTGTCGCTCGGTCTAACCACAGAGTTCCACGCGTCCACCATGAACTCGTCCATCTCAGCGACGTCGTCCCAGGGCCTCAGCTTAGTGCCGTCGCCCTTGGTGAACTTACAGATGTTTTGGTGACCGAAGTGCGTGTCTGACACTATGAATACGTTCGCCACTCAGGTCCTCCTTTCTCATCGTGTAGTACGTGTTTCGACTACAGAACGCGTAGTCCCTGCACGTGTGAAGGCCGTTCAGTCGAGATGACTCAAGGCCGGCCTCGTCGAGAGTCGCTACCTCTCGAACGAGGTAGCTTGTCCTCTTGTTATAGACTACCCACACGGCGCGCTCACAGTTCGATCTCTCTCGTCGACACGAAGTCGTGAGAGCTCTTCTCGTGAGGGTGGTACCCGCGAGGGTTGGATACGACTCGGCACTCACCCACTCGATAGTCGACGGGTAGGTGCATGTGCCCATGGATCCAAGTAGCGATCTTCGGACGCTCCAGGATGCAGTCGCCAAGGTTGGAGTAGTACGCGCCGTTCTCTCGGTGAGAGCCCTTGTAGCGAGCGTCGCACGAGAGGGGAGTCGGCGCGTGGTGCGTGACCACGACGAACTTGCTCGAGCTCGAAGCCGCGTAGGCGTCAGCGAGCCTCTTTAGAGTCCGCTTGTGATCGATCACGACGTCCTCGGGTCTTAGTCTACCGCCGTCGCGACGATAGACGATGCGAAAGTCGTTCATTCCTTGAGCGACGGTGCTTATGGTCAGAGGATCCTCGTCGTTCATGCTCGTCCACAGAGTGCCGCCGAAGACAGTGACGTCGCCAATCGTCACGGTCTCGTCGCATAGGAGCTGAGCGTTGCTCGGAAGCTGACTTCTGACGAGGGCGGCGGTGTCTTCGAACACGCCGTTGTAGTGCTCGTGGTTGCCGAGTACGTACAGGACGCGGTCGTACTTACCGAGCTCCTCTCTGAGGAAGCGCGAGAAGCGATAGCGAAGTCGCGTTGCCGATTTGTCGGTGCGCTCGGTGCGAAAGACGTCTGCGACTAGGACGTCACCGGCTAAGATCAGCAGCTCTCCCCCAGCGAGAGTCAGGTCGTCGAACTCCAGATGGAGGTCCGACATGAAGTGCGCTTTCACAGTAGTCTCCCTCAGGCTTAAGTGATGGCGGAGAGTCGGGGTTACGATCCCCAGCGCCTCTCGGCGCCCACCTCGCTTCCAACGAGAGCCGGCTCCCTGCCGGTTGCCCTCTCCTTGTGATAGTATCACACGGCGGTTCAGATGTCAACTGGCGGAGTAACTCGGTTACGATCCGAAAGCCCAGAGGGCTCGCACTGTCTTCGAGGCAGGCCCGGCTCCCCGCCGGTCGTCTACTCCATCATTGGGGTGGCTAGCCGGAGTCGAACCGAGCTCTTGCGCATTCACAGTGCGCCGTGCGTGCCGCTACACTATAGCCAACATAAGAGTGGCGGAGTACCGCGGTTACGATCCGCAGACCCAGAGGGTCCAAGGGCCTCCCGCTCACCAGAGCCGACGCCCATATTTTTATAGTATCATGTTTAGAACTCATTGTCAATAAATAGAAGTGCGGATCGCGGTGCTACCAACACCCACCCGCTCTAGACCTTACGGGAGGACCAGCTATGCCTATATATCATCGTCACCATGTAGTCCCTAAGCACGCTGGCGGGACTGACAATCCTAGCAACATGACTTGCCCATTGACGATCCAGGAGCACGCTGAGCATCATAGGTACCGGTACGAGATGACCGGAGACGCATATGACCGGATCGCATGGCAAGCATTAATTGGTATGATACCTAAGCAAGAAGCTATTCGTCAGATGCTCATTGAAACTGGTCGAAAGAATGGTCAGGCCCAGCTAGGACACCGAAAACAATCTGAAGAGACTCGTCGAAAAATATCCGAGGCACTACGCGGTAGACCTAATCCTAATCGCGGTAAACCGTGTAAACCTAGATCCGCAGAACATAGTCGAAAACTGTCTGAGGCTCTACGCGGTAAGACTCGCTCAGAAGAGACTCGCCGGAAGATGTCTGAGGCGCATCGTGGTAAACCAGGTAGACCTCATTCAGAAGAGACTCGCCGGAAGATGTCAGAATCACATCGGGGTAAACCAGGTAGACCTCATTCAGAAGAGTCTCGCCGGAAGATATCCGAGGCACTACTGAGAGCGAATCTTGGTAGCGGAGGTCGGACTCGAACCGACACTGACCGGGGTTTAAAGCCGGAACCTCTGCCTTTGGGTTACTCCGCCATGGTGCCCTCGCGGTGAGTCGAACACCGCTCTGCGATTTACAAGACCGCTGCATCGCCGCCAATGCTTCGGGGGCAGTTGAGTTTGGTAGGCGCCCTCGGAGTCGAACCGAGCCGTGAACGCTGATCTAGCGCTAAAGGGATTATAAGGCCCTCCTGCTCACCAGAGCTGACGCCCATATTTTTATAGTATCACGTTTGGAACTTATTGTCAATATGGTGCCCTCGGAGGGGTTCGAACCCCCGGCCTCCGCGATGTCGGCGCGGCGCTCTCCCAGCTGAGCTACGAGGACTTAGTGGTGCTCCTCCCCGGAATCGAACCGAGTCCTCCTGTTCTTCAGACAGGCGCGCAGACCACTTACGCAAGCGGAGCATGGTGGAGTCACGGGCGAGGATCGAACTCGCGTGACCGCGCTTTGCAGGCGCGTACCTAAGCCTCTCGGTCACCGTGACATAGTGGCGTCTCCGGAGTGACTCGAACACCCGACCCGCAGTTTAGGAAACTGCTGCTCTGTCCAGCTGAGCTACGGAGACATAGTGGCGCGTCCCGCAGGACTCGAACCCGCAGCCTCTCGGTTCGAAGCCGAGCGCTCTTTCCAGTTGAGCTAGGGACGCAGTGGTGGTGCCCAAGGAGTGAGTCGAACACTCGTCTCAGCTTTACCAAAGCTGCGTACTGGCCGTTGTACTACGAGGGCGATGATGGAGCGTCCAGTCGGAATCGAACCGACGTCACCAGCTTGGAAGGCTGGGGCATGACCACTCTGCCATGGACGCAAGTTGGTGGGCAGGGCAGGACTCGAACCTGCGGTGTTTCTGATGTCACTGATTTACAGTCAGCTTCCTTCGCCGCTCGGACACCTACCCGTGGCTTCTTACGTAGACCGGAGCGCGCCAGGTACCGAGGAAGGGTACCCAGCTAGCGTCGTCTACAGTTATGGGATACCTCCGCCGAGCGTCCAGAAGCTGGTAGTACGTCGGCTTGATCGGAGCGCTCCTCGGGCGCCACCGACCGACTGGGTCAGAGTCTCCCTTGAGCGAGTTGCAGCTCGGGCACGAGCTAACGATGTTCGTCCACTCGTACCGACCACCGCGACTCTTAGGGATCACGTGGTCGCACGTCATCTCCGACATCGTGATCGCGCGCTCGCAGTAGGCGCACCGACCGTGGTCGCGATAGAAGAGGGACTCGTTCTTAAGCTTGACGCCCTCCTCGATCGACTTGGTGTCGGTTCGCGCTATCACCGCGGGCCACCGCATGACGTGAGTCGGCGTGAGTATGCGCCTGTCGTACTCGAAGACGACGCGGCACGTGTCGTTGCACACGCGAGTCACCGCGTCTTCTGCCGGTATAGTGTGAAGGGGGAAGGCGCTGATCGGCATGTAGTTCGAGTTCAAGACTAACGTACGTAGACCGATCACAGCCGCCTCCCTTGCGATGGAGGGCTCTGGCGAAGTCGAGTCGCTTGGTGCCGACTTAAAAGGACGGTGCAGCTGCCCCGCTGCGTTTAGACCTCAGAGCCCGTGAGTGGTCTGCGCGGAGGGATTTGAACCCCCGTTATTCCTGACCCCAAATCAGGTGCCATACCAGGCTAGGCGACGCGCAGTTAAGAGTGGAGGACTCCGGCGGAGTCGAACCGCTTGGTGCTGGTTTAAGAGACCAGTGCATCTGCCCCGATGCGTAAACCTCGAAGTCCATATGGTGGCGGCGGTCGGACTCGAACCGACACTGACTAGTTCCTAAGACTAGCGCCTCTGCCTTTGGGCTACGCCGCCGTGAGTGGTACCCGCTCTGGGAGTCGAACCCAGACCCCACGCCTATCAAGCGCGTGTTCTACCATTAGACTAAGCGGGATTCTGTTGGTGCCCCGTCCCAGAGTCGAACTGAGACATCCTCCTTACGAGAGAGGCGTGCTGCCGCTATCACCAACGGGGCGTGGTCGCTCAGCAGAGAGTCGAACTCTGAGACGCGCGCTTATGAGACGCGCTCGACGGCCGCGTCCTGAGCGAAGTGGCGCTTCCTGCAGGACTCGAACCCACAACACCCCGGTTCGTAACCGGGTGCTCTTTCCAGTTGAGCTAAGGAAGCATATAAATAGAATGCGGATCGCGAGACGCCAATCTCCACCCGCTCTAGACCTTACCAGGAGGACCAGCTATGCCTATATATCACAAACATCACGTAGTCCCTAGGCACGCCGGCGGGACTGACGATCCTAGCAACATGACTTGCTCACTAACGATCCAGGAGCACGCTGAGCATCATAGGTACCGGTACGAGATGCTAGGCGAATGGCAGGATCGGATCGCGTGGCAGGGTTTGCTAGGTATGATACCTAAGCAAGAAGCTATTCGTCAAATCCATGTTGAGAATGGTCGAATGAACGGCCAAGCCCAGCTAGGACGCCGAAAGCAATCTGAAGAGACTCGTCGTAAGATAGGTGAGGCATTACGCGGTAGACCTAATCCTCATCGCGGTAAGCCAGGTAGACCTATCTCAGAAGAGACTCGTTGTAAGATAGGTGAGTCATTACGCGGTAGATCTCACTCAGAAGAGGCGCGGCGAAAGATGTCTGAAGCACAGCGTGGTAGATCTCACTCAGAAGAGACTCGCCGAAAGATGTCCGAGTCACATCGTAGATTGGCACATCCTGTCGGAGTCGAACCGACGCTTGCGGTTTTGGAGACCGCCGTGCTACCGTAACACTTAGGACGTATAGTCTTGGTGCCCTCGGTCGGAGTCGAACCGACAACACGCGGGGTTTGAATCCGCTTCCTCTGCCATTTGGGACACGAGGGCATCTGGCTCCCAGGCGTGGAGTCGAACCACGTCGCTCGCGCGGCCTCCGATTAACAGTCGGGCACCTTACCGTCCGGTCCCCTGGGAACAAATTACAGTGGGTTACATCCATCCCACGCGACTCTTCTGGGGAAACGCATTGGCTCTCACACCTTTAGCGGTCGCTGATTCATCTCTACTAGGGGATCGGGTTCGCAGGTGAGAAATCTGTTACTACCGACCGCCGTTCGAGACTTACTTGGAGCGTCCAGCCGGGATCGAACCGGCGTCGCCAGCTTGGCAAGTTGGCGCTCTACCATTGAGCTATGGACGCATATAAATAGAAGCGCGGATCGCGGTGCTACAACACCCACCCGCTCTAGACCTTACGGGAGGACCAGCATGTCTACAGTTATATATCACCGTCACCACGTAGTCCCTAGGCACGCCAGCGGGACCGACGATCCTAGCAACATGACGTGCCCACTGACGATCCAGGAGCACGCTGAGCATCATAGGTATCGGTACGAGATGACCGGAGATGAATATGACCGGATTGCATGGCTTTGTCTATTAGGTATGATACCTAGACAAGAAGCTATTCGTCAGATACAAATTGAGACTGGTCGAAGGAACGGCCAAGCCCAGCTAGGACGCCGAAAGCAATCTGAAGAGACTCGTCGCAAGATAGGTGAGGCATTACGCGGTAGATCTCGTCCTAATTGCGGTAGGCCGGGTAAACCAGGTAAACCTCACACAGAAGAGACTCGTCGAAAGATATCCGAGGCAAAGCGTGGTAAGCTACGTGGGCCTATATCCAAAGAACATCGTTATAAAATATCTAAGGCGCAATATGGTAAGCCGCGTGGACCTTTCTCTGAAGAGCATCGCCGAAAGCTATCTGAGGCACAGCGTGGTAAATCTCACTCAGAAGAGACTCGTCGAAAGATATCTAAGGCCATTTGTAATAGGACCAGCGAGTGGCGCTTCCTGCAGGACTCGAACCCGCAACGTCCCGGGTAGAAGCCGGGTGCTCTGTCCAGTTGAGCTAAGGAAGCGTGACGGATGCCCGAGCAGGGATCGAACCTGCGTCATCAGTTTCAAAGACTGAGGTCCTACCGCTAGACGATCGGGCAGATACTGTGGCTGGTCCCCAAGGGTTCGAACCTCAGCCTCCTGAGTCAGAGTCAGGTGTCCTGCCGCTAGACGAGGGACCAACGAGATGGCGCACCATACGAGGCTCGAACTCGTACCGACGCCTTGAGAGGGCGTTATCCTGACCGGTTAGACGAATGGTGCATGAGTGGCGATCCCTACGGGAGTCGAACCCGTCTCTCCGGATAGACAGTCCGGCATCTTAGCCGATGGACCAAGGGACCAGATAGACTGCGTGTCGATGCCATTTTAAGGCAGTGAGTCGCCACCGACTACCACGACACTCACCATAAGCGTCGCTGTCGGCTATGCTTTTCCCTATCGACTGGGACGGCTGGTTAGGCCACTTTTACTTTGACGCAGACGATGGTGGACCGCCGGGGAATCGAACCCCGAATACCTGCTTGCAAGGCAGGTGTGTTCCCGTTAGCACTAGCAGCCCGATGTGGTAGCCGATGAGGGACTCGAACCCCCGGCGTCCTCGATGTAAGCGAGGCGCTCTGCCGCTGAGCTAATCGGCCATGATGGCGCTCCATGCCGGACTCTAACCGACACTCTCCGACTTGAAAGGCCGGCGTCCTTACTGTTAGACGAATGGAGCAGAGTGGTAGCGGAGGCACGATTCGAACGTGCAAAGCCGTAGGGTATGAGCCTAGGCGGGACCCAGTCCTCTCCGCGATAAACTAGTGGGACAGATGGGATTTGCACCCAACTTAGAGTCGGTGAAACTCTTCAGTCGCGTTCACCGCGCGACCAATACAGCCACTGTGGCTGCCCCAAATGACGGCGCGAGACTGATGTCTCAAGCGCAAATTGCGCCCAATAGCAGTCCGACTGCTATTGGGCTATCCGAGGGAAGCATTCCCACCGCCAAGTGGGTCCTAGTCTTCTGTCGGAAATTTCCTGGGTGGTGCGGGACTCGAACCCAAAGAACTGCTCGCCGATTGAGAGAATTGAGACTTATGAGACTCTCAATCTTCCTCAGTTCTGCTATACGCATCTCTATAGCGACTCTACCCTGTCTCACCAAGATAGAACATCAAGACGCTCGCCTCACCAATGTGGCGCATACCACCCATAAGCAAGATGCCCATTCGGGCAAAACTGATGCGAGGTACCGACCGTAGGGTATGAGCCTAGGCGGGACCCAGTCCTCTCCGCGATAAATAGGACAGAAGGATTCCACATCTTGCGACCGTCATCCTTGCTTTAACCGATCTCAAGCGGCGCTGCTCCCAACAGGGCACCATCAGCCTGATCGTTACACCAGCTCGCTCCCGCTTCCTGCGTCGTACGCGGGACTGTTGCTTGAGTAGACCTACACTTAGGATCGTATCTGGCGAACCAGTCGTGCGCCCTTCGCTTCGGTCTTTCGGATGCCCATTCGGGCAAAACTGATGCGAGGTACCGACTGCATAGGTACGTCTCGCGGTGTCTCTCGTGATGCAGTTACGGACGGTTGATGAGCTCAGCCGTCAAAGCTGTTGCCACTCCCGGATTTTACTCTCGCCGTTGTCGCCAGCGATTTCATCCTCGGTCCCGCCCGTTCGGCCTTGTAGTCCGGTGGCCGCGGCCTCGTTCCGCATCCCGGTTGCATAAAAAAACCCGGAGGAGTTCTCCGGGTACTAATGCAGCTATGACAGCTGATCTCAGTACCCGGCTCGCCTCTCAATCGACCAGTCTTCGTGACTGGTCGGTATCCCGCCTGAGCGGCTCAGAGTTTGATATGCGTGTTTCCTTGTCATGTTTTTATTTATACGCCAGTTTGTGATGGTTGTCAACATTTATTTTTCCAACATCCAAACTTTAGCGCGTTCTTCGTTCGCGTTCTCCGTTCATCCATTTGATATAGTCAATATATCAATAGTCGTTCGGATTGTATATAGAAAAGTTGAGAAATTTTATAACTTAGTTCGGCCGCTGAGAGCAATATCGTTGCCTCACTGACTTCGCTAAGTATACTCAAGTATACTCAAGTATACGCTCTCTAGGATATAATAGAGGCGAGTGGAACCCTAGTACTTGTACGAGACGAGCGGGACTACGCTGACTTTGACTCTATCCACGTCTCTGTCTATACTCGTCTCTCTTCCAAACTTAAGGCACGGGTTCGTCGGCCGATCGTCGAGGCACGCCGCGCCGCACCCGTGCAGGGCTAGGACCAGCGGCACTAGGCAGATCCTGAGTCTCACTGAAACGGCCTATCGAGTCTGATCGAGCCGTGGATGGCGTCGCGAGTGTGCTCCCGCCGCGCCTCTCCCCTGCGGTGGAAGCCGAAGACGTTCGCGACGACGAGTGTGTCCGGCTCACACGTCACGACCTCCTCGACTAGGTCCATGTCCTTGAGCTCGTTCTCGAACGCCCTGAGGGAACCCTCGGCGTGGCCGTAAGTCCGTCCCTCCTCGATGGTCCCATCGTAGAAAGCGAGGCTCTGCCTGTGTATGAAGTTCAGCCTCTCTCGAGTCAGTAGGTGGGACCGGCAGACGTAGTGAAACGGTCCGTCGTCGAGCCCAACCGCGTCGGGAAAGTACCAGAACTTGAGAGCGCTGAAGTAAGTGTCCTGGTGATGTATTTTCTGAACGTCGCCGTCGCCGGGCGCGTTCCTCACTCTCTGAAAGAATGTGTTGACTGCGATCTGACTGTTCCCCTCGGCGTGGTCCATGGGCAGGGCGTGGCAGTCGAACACCACCTCTCGAACCTTGGCTAGGAGCGCTTGGGACACCTCGTCGCTGTGGCCGAGGACTAGGTTAGCTCCGTTCTTAGACGTTGCTACCGGCATCTTCTTGATGAGACTGGACAAGTGACCAGCCGCGTCGTCGCCGGCGAAGTTTCTGACTCGAGTGAGACCGTTCAAGTCGTACTCTATCGCAGTGGTCGTGTCGCACGGGCGCGTCCTCCGCCTGACGTTCGACGCGATCCTAGCCATCCAAGCTCGAGTCGCGTGAACGCCTCGGACCGCGTCGGATCGAGTCAGGCGCATGCTGTGTAGGTTCTTCGCCGAGCTCATCAGCTCGCTTGAGTCGGCTGACGGAGCTACTATCGAGAAGATCTCACGAGCCACCGACTCGACCCTGCCTAGGTCTTGGGCAGACGCCGCGGAGAAGAGCAGGTCGTCGATCCGGCTGAGCTCGTCGGACTCGTACTCCCCGCTGTCTCTGAGTATGTTTACGAGCGCGTAGCTCATCTGACGACCTCGACCCTCGGGCAGTACGTCATGGCCTCGTCGATGAACGCTAGGTCGCTGTCGGTCGCAGCGTAGCTTCCGTCGCACAGGCTCTTACCGGCGAATATGACGTGCTTGCTGGGATCGACTACCATCGCGCTCATGACGAACGCCGAGGGGGCAGCGATGACGGTCCCAGCGCTGATGATGGCCGACCAGTCGTCGACCGCCGTGGAGCTCGGGTTGAACTCCGCTCCGACTCTCGACGCGACGCTCTCGCCCAGCGTCGCGTCGTTGGACACGACTAGGTCGATCTTGGCGCCGACCTCCTTGGCCAGCTTCTCGTAGGCGTCTGCTGTAGCGACCTGCTTGTCTCCCCCGCGGCAGTGCATGACGGTCGCCCCGCTCGAGTGATAGATGCCGTCTCTGAGAGGCAGCCAGTCTCGAAGCACTCGCGCGCGCGCTTCCATAGCGATGGTCGCTGCACCAGGCTCCCAGTACGGAGTCTTACGCATCTCGTCCTGGTGGCGGATCTCGCACTTAGGCTCGAACACGCGGCTCAGCTTCTCAGTCGCATCGTACGCTAGGTTAGCTGTGTTGACGACGATGATCGGCTCCTCGTCGGCGTGAAGCTTACCGATGGCTACGAGAGACTGGAGGATCTGAACACCCATCTGGCCGCGAATGTGGACTCTCAAGACGTTATCTCCGTGAGGTTGTCGTAAGTCATCTTCATGACGTTGTCGTGAGGAGACTCTACGTCGGTCACTACGTATGGCGAGGGAAACACGAAGTACATGGACACGCTGGGACTCGTCCTAGCGACCCACTCGAGGTACCGCCGTCGGCCAGAGTTCTCCTCGTAGACTGCTCGAGTCTCTGGGCCATAGTTCCTAGTGCCCTCGAATAGGTTACTGACCGACGCGTCTCGGTCCTCGACTAGAAAGTCGAACCCGAGGCAGACGATGTTCTCCGCGCCGCGCTTCGCGGCCTCGCGGATGGCGTTGATGCCGGCGTTGCTCCTGGGCTGCCGTGGGTTGCACTCCTTAGGCTCCCACCGCTCGTGCATTGGCGGCTGTATGAACCTGTGCTTGGGAAAGTCGCTGGCCAAGATCTCGTCGATCATTCCCTGGTCGATGGCCACGAGGAAGTCTGGGAGAGCGTAGTCCGGTGCATACTCTCGGTACAGAGCGTTGCAGCCGTACACGGTCCCACGCTTCTTTAGGCGCGACAGGTCGAACCCAGTCCGACTCGCTCCGTTACCGATGACGAATGCAGTCGTCACTTAGGCCAGCCCTTGGTCAGGTCCGGCATAGCGACGTCTACGGCCTCGCGAGAGACGCCGACGCTCTTGTTCTTAGCGCGAAGAACGAGCTTAGCGTCGTCTGGGTCGAGAGACTCGAGGAGACCGATGAACAGCTGCTCGCGCTTAGACTGCTTGAGAGCGTTGCCCTCGGCAGTGTTGGTGAAGTACTGAAACATCTTAGTCTCAGCGTGAAGCTTTCCCTCAGCGTCAGCGGCCTCGTGCAGGGGCTTGTACGGCGGGTCCGTCTCAGGCAGGCTCCACTTCACGTGCGGGTGCAGCGTGTACGTCAGTAAGTCCCTGAGACTCTTACTGTCAGCCGCGCGAAGGAGCGCGACCTGCTCACTGACACCCTTCGCCGCCTCGATCTCAGAGACTATCTTCGAGAGTTTCTTCATCATCGCTTCCTCCGTTCTTATCTTCTTTCCTCAGGATGAGGGAGTCGCCTAAGTGTCTGTGAAATGACTGACTCATGACGTGGTCGACCTCATCCTGGCTGAGCTCTCGAGAGGAGAACGGCAGCGCGGAGATGTGCACTTGGTTGACCTCGGCGATGTCAGCTCCAGAATTATCCAGCTCGGTCACTAGAGCCGCGGCTTTCTCTGCGGTCTCAGCCTCGGCCAGGTATGTGATCTTAAACTGAGACAGGATCGCGACTTCGTACACTGGCATCAGAACTCTCCTATGGCTTCAGTGAGCTGCCTGAGACGCTTGTCCACGAAGTATGAGAACATTCGGTTCCGCGCCGCTGGCTTAGCGTCGTCGAGGGCGGACAGGACGGCGTCGTAGACGTCGTCCGGGATCATGGTCAAGTCTATGAGCTGCTCGTTCCGGCGGTAGCCAGAGAGCATCTTCTCGTCGCAGAACGCGCTCGGCTCGAGCGTCGCCCACTCGTCGAGCCTCTTCCTCGGGATCGCGCGCTGGCGCTTGCCAGCCACGAACGTGTCGTCGTCTGACAGGAAGTTCGGGATGCCGTCGCCGCGGTCGCCGAGGATGATGTGCTCTCGGAGGAACCTCTCCGGGTTGTCGATCGCGATCATCTTCTTCTGCACCGGAGCGTACTGGTACACGTTGCCGTACCTCAGGAGCTGGCCGAAGTCCTTGTCGCCAGACACGACGAGGATCTTCTCGCCGGTGTTGAGGATCTGACCGCGGCTCGAGCACACTGCGCCGATGACGTCGTCGGCCTCCGCTCGGTCGGCCTGCACCACCTTGTACGGCATGTGCTCGCGAAGCTCGGTCTTGATCATCGCCATAGCTTCGAACAGTGCCGTCCAGTCGACGTCCGACTTCTCTCGGTCGCGACGGCGGTGCGCCTTGTAGTGAGGAAAGACCTCGCGGCGCCAGTACCGGCGATCGTCGCAGCATATGACGACCTCGCCGAACTCCTCGCCGAATCGCTTCTTGTACGACCGAATGCTGTTCAGCACCATGTGTCGGACCAGAGACTCGTCGATCGCGCTCGACCCACCCCCGACCTCGTGGTGGCGGTTGCCACTGTGGATCGAGACCATGAGGTTCGAGATGGTGACTTGGTTTAGATCCACTAGTATCATAAGCTCTCTCCTGGCTCTTGACTAATTATATCAAGAGTCGGTCGGAGTGTCAATCTTTTTGTCGATGCCTTCTATGACTCTTCTGAGCGCGTCTTGGAGCGGGTGGCTGATACC